ATAGAAAATATTCAAAATTAATGGAGAAAATAATGTCAGCCCTACAAGAACTACAATCTTATACATTTGTTAGTAAATATGCTAGATGGTTAGAAAAAGAAAACCGTAGAGAAACTTGGAAAGAAGCAGTTGAAAGAGTTAAGAATATGATGCATACTCAGTATGCTGACAAAAATATCAAAGCAGAAATCGATTGGGCTTATGATATAATGTATAAGAAAAAAGTTCTTGGATCACAAAGGGCTTTACAATTTGGTGGCGAACCAATTCTAAAACGTAATGCTAAAATATACAATTGCACAGCTTCGTATTGCGACAGATTAAGATTCTTTCAGGAGTGTTTTTGGTTACTTCTTTGCGGTAGTGGCACAGGATTTAGTGTTCAAAAACATCATGTTGCAAAACTACCAACACTATCACAAAAACAAAAAGATTCAAATAGAGGAGTCAAGTATGTAATAGAAGATAGTATAGAAGGATGGGCTGATGCTCTTGGTGCTTTGTTAAGTTCATATTTTACAAAACCATCAGAATCAAGATTTAAGAAATATCAAGACGAATATATCATTTTTGATTATTCGAATATCAGACCCAAAGGATCAGAATTAAGTTCTGGAGTTGGTAAGGCTCCAGGATTTGAACCATTACAAAAGGGCTTGGAAAAAGTTAGAGCACTATTAGATAGATGTGTTGCTAATGGACAAAAAAAATTAAAACCAATTGATGCTTATGATATTGTTATGCACAGCAGCGATGCTGTTCTAAGTGGTGGAGTAAGAAGATCAGCTAGTTTAGCATTATTTAGTCCAGATGATGATGAAATGACAAAAGCCAAAACAGGTAATTGGTATATCGAAAATCCACAAAGAGCACGAAGCAATAATTCTGCTCTACTATTAAGAGACTCAACATCATTAGAACAATTTTCTCAATTGATGCAATCAGTTAAAGAATATGGCGAACCAGGATTTATTTGGGGCGATTCTACAGAAATGGTTTTTAATCCATGTGTAGAAATTTCTTTGTGGCCGGTTAACGAAATAACTGGTGAGTCTGGCTGGCAAGGATGCAATCTATCAACAATTAATTGTTCGTCTATTACCGATGAGAATGATTTTTATGAACGATGCAAAGCCGCTGCAATCATAGGAACATTACAGGCTGGTTTTACTAAATTAGAATATCTTGGTGAAAATAGTGAGCAAATATTTGAAAGAGAAGCCCTATTAGGCGTTTCCATGACAGGAATAATGGAAAAGCATGATTTATTGTTAACGGAACAAGTATTAAAAACTGGTGCCAAAATTGCTGTAGAAACCAATAAAGAATTATCTCAAAAAATTGGTATTAATCAAGCTGCCAGAGTAACTTGCTTAAAACCAGAAGGCACCAGTAGTAGTATGCTTGGCACATCATCTGGCATACATCCACATCATGCTAAACGCTATATAAGACATGTACAGGCCAATGTTTTAGAGGCACCATACCAACACTTTAAGTCTTATAACCCTCAAGCCTGTGAGCGTTCGGTTTGGTCAGCAAATAACACAGACGAAGTGGTCAAATTTCCAATAGAAGTTCCAGATGGTGCAAAATTAAAGAATCAATTACCAGCTGTAGAAATGTTATCAATAGTAAAAGATACTCAAAAAAATTGGGTACATTCTGGTAAAAACAGGTCTTTATGTACGCAAGACTATTTGTGTCATAATGTTAGCAATACTGTAACGGTTAAACCAGATGAATGGGAAGAGGTTACTGAATATATTTATAATAATCGTAAATATTTTGCTGGTATTAGTCTAATTCCACAAAGCGGAGATAAGGACTATCCACAAGCACCATTTACTACTGTTTATACAAGCAGAGAAATAGTAAAAGAATATGGAGACGCTTCATTATGGTGTTCTGGTCTTATAGAGTTGGCTCTTAATACATTTAATAAAAACTTATGGGCCGCATGTGATTATGTTACCTTAAATCAAGCTAACAAAGATGATCACGAATCCAAACTTATGTTTATCACCAAAATGAAAAATTTTGCTGGTAAATATTTTGATGGAGATGTTAAAAGACTAACATACTGCATGAAAGATGTTTATAATTGGAAAGTATACTGTGATTTATTTCATAGTTTTAAGAAAGTTGACTATACTCAGTTGTTGGAGACAGAGGACAATACTGTAGGGATTGAGGAAATTAGTTGTGCTGGTGGCGCGTGTCTAATTTAATCACATCCTTATGGGGATATATCATTGAGAAAAAAAAATAACAAATCGAATAAGAAACCTATTGATTTAACTAATGTTGCATTAACTCCCGACACTACTTTTAATTTTAAAAATCGTTTAAAACCTAAAACAAGTAATCAAAAGGATTATATAAGAACTATTGCAGAAAATGTGATTACATTTTGTCAAGGTGTTGCTGGTACTGGTAAAACACATATTGCTATTGGTATGGCATTAGAATATTTGTCTGATCAAAAAATTAAAAAAATTATTATTACTAGACCAGTTATAGAAGCTGGTGAAAAAATTGGTTATTTACCGGGTACAGCAGAAGAAAAAATTCATCCTTATTTATTACCTATTTTAGATGAAATAAATCATTTTATTCATATTCAACACTACAATAAATTAAAGCTTAATAATCAAATAGAAATTGTGCCATTAGGATTAATGCGCGGTAGAAGTTTTCATGATTCATTTATTGTTGCGGACGAGTGTCAAAATGCTACCTATGATCAATTAAAAATGTTGTTGACACGTATTGGACAAAACAGTAAAATGGTCATCACTGGAGATATTAGACAATCTGACTTGGCTAGAAATTTACAAGGTGGATATAAGATTATATCACAGGTTTTACAAGATATAAATAATATAGGTTTTAGTTATTTAGAATCTTCCGATATTATTAGGAATCCTATAATTGCAGATATAATGTCGAAAATAGAATCTTATGAGTCAAACCAAACATAAACAGTGTCTAGTATTGAATGCGGATTATACTCCTTTGTCAATTATAGATTATAGAAAAGCTATTAGTTTTCTATATAAAGATGATTTATCTCAAACACTAGAAATTGTTAACTATTATAAAGATGATTATTTAATTGGTATAGACTATAAGGTTTATATTCCTGCTGTAATAAGAGTAAAACATTATTTAAATTTACATAATTGTATTGTTAAATTTTCTCGTGCTAATTTATTTGTAAGAGATAATTATAAATGTCAATATTGTGGTCAAAAATCAGATAAAAATCAAATGACATATGATCATATTATACCAAAATCTCAATGGTCATATGATTATTCTCCTACAACATGGACAAATATAGTTTTGGCCTGTACAGAATGTAACAGAAGAAAAGGAAATAGAACACCAGAACAAGCCAATATGAAATTAATGAATATTCCAACAAGTCCATCTAAACACAAAAAATACTTGTCTGTGACTAGGAGACTAGATATCATAAAGAATGATCTGCCCGAGGAATGGATTAATTATATTTTTTAAATTTATGCCAACATATTCATATATTTGTAATTCTTGTAATCATTCTTTTGAGCTATTTTCTTATATAAAAGACTATAATGCTCATCCAAAATGTCCATCATGTAATAAATCTAAGACAGATAGAGACTATGAAAATGATTTACTTACTATCAATTCATCTATTGTTAAACACGACTCAGAGTTGAAAACAATAGGAGATTTAGCAAATAGGAATAGAGATAGAATGAGTGACGATCAAAAAAATGAACTAAGTAAAAAACATAATGACTATAAGGACGAGCAGTCGCAAAAGCCTTTGCCTAAAGGAATGTCGAGAATCAACAAGCCTAAAAAAATAAAATGGAGATGATATGACTTTTTTACATCAACCAAAACAAGAAGTATCTAACGATGAAGTTTCTGAAGATACTCATGTTTATTATACCATATTTGGTAAACATAAACTTATTGATAACGAAGGTAATCCTATTCTAAAAAAAGAGACAGCTGATGTATTTGCTAAAAAGATTATAGGAAATACTACTAAATATTTTATTAAGATAGGTCTTTATGGGAGAATTTATAATCCCATAGGAGCATACAGCGAAGGAAGACACACAAAATTTTTAACAAAAACAGGAAAAAAAGAATACGATTTTAAGCAAGTACCCCAAAAGGTATTTGATATGTATATAAACTTTTTAAGATCTAAAAATATTGCATGGTTAAATAATGCAGAAAGGGAAATGACATGAAAAAATTATCCAAGATCGAACAGTATGCTATTTTGCATATGCTAGAAAAAAATAAAACAGAACAAGAAATATCACATGATCTTAAATTAGATTTTGAATCAGTAAAAAGATTCGTTGAAAAAAATCAATCAATAGATACTAGTAAAAATATCAATGTTAAAAGCTCAAAGGTTACATCTAAAGATTTGATGATATCACAAACTTCTGTCAAAGGAAATAAGTCTGTTTCTATTATGACAAAAGAAGCGTCTCAGGTTAATGATGAGTTTAAGAAAAATTTACCACCAACAGTTTCCCGTACAGCAAAAAATTCTATTCATAGACCAAATGGCAAATAAATATCCATCCAAGTATTCTCAAACAACCGTCTCTGCTGCTCAATATGTTACCGAGTTAATCTGTGAAAAAAAGGCTCTGATAGAAAAAAAGGATTTACATTATAGATTTTGGCTGAATAATGAATGGTCTAAATTTTTTAGAAATCAAATAGCATCAGCTAATAAGTTGATTAAGCAATATGGAGACAAAGCTGTTGTAAGAGCTTTATCTAATCCAAAATCTAAAAATATATACTCATTGAGAGCGCCCCATCTGAAGCCTATTATAGAATACGAAAAGTTGCAATTGGAATCAGAAAATACTCAATTATCAAAAACTATCGACAGAAATCCAAAAACTAACTTTAGACAATCTACTACTTCAAAAAATATTATTTCTAAAATAAGGGACTTAGATAATGGGACTTAAAGAAGATGTTTCTAAAACATTCGGTTCTGAGGTTATTCTAACAGGAAATGCTGTTGTTGATAAAGATCTAATTACTATACCAATTAGTCCATCTCTTGATGTTGTATTAAATGGTGGTATTCCGGAAGGATCATTCGTAATTCTAACCGGACAACCAAAGTGTGGAAAAACCACGACTTCTTTAGCATTCTGTGCAAATGCTCAAAAACCAGAATATGCTTACGGCTCTTTTAAAGATGGCAGGGATGTGTATTATCTAAATATCGAAGGTAGATTGAAAAAACGAGATTTGGAAGGAATACCAGGATTAAATCTAGATAAATTTCATGTGATTGGATCTCAAACAGGTAAAATATTACATGCTGAAGAATACTTACAAATTGCAGAAAGAATTATTAATGAGATTCCAGGATCTCTTTTAATTATTGACTCATATTCTGCATTGTGTACAGAAGCAGAAATAACAAGCGATATGAATAAAATGCAAAGAGCAGATGGGGCAAAATTATTAGCTAAATTTTGTAGGAAAGTTGCGAATGTTATTCCTGTGAACAGAAATATTGTTATAGGTATAACTCATTTGATGGGTAATCCCGGTAATGGATATGTAGAATGGAAAGAAAAAAGTGGACAGGCTATAGCATATCAAACGGATATTAAATTAAAAGCAACTTATTTCAAAGCATGGAATCTATCCGACGATTCTCCTCAAATTGGACAAGAAATCGAATGGCAAGTATTATGTTCAGCATTAGGTCCACCCGGAGGAAAAATAACATCTTATTTAAGATATGGACAAGGAATAGATAAATATATGGAATTACTGACTCTTGCTGTTGATATGGGACTTGTATCCAAGGGCGGAGCATGGTATACTCTTACAAGTGCTCCAGACAAACCAAAATTTCAAGGTTTAGAAAAAACTAGACAATTTTTAGTAGATAACAATAAAGTGTACGAAGATTTATGGAATGAGATAAAAACTACTATGGGATTAAAATGCAAGTAAAAGATTTAGATAATAATACTGTTCATTGGCAATTGATCGGTAATATTTCCCATGGTTCTATGCAAAATAAATCATCATTACATCTTAAAGCAAGAGATCTATTACATAAATGTTTTCCTACACTACAAATTTTAGAAGAAGTAGCCATACCATTAAGAAAAGCAGAAACTCTATATATGGATTTTTATTTACCTCTTACAAAAACTTGCGTAGAAGTTCATGGTGAACAACATTTTAAGTTTAATAAATTTTTTCATAATTCCGTATTAGGATTTATGAAACATAAAAAAAGAGATGAGAATAAAAAAGAATGGTGCGAAAATAATAATATTAAATATATAGTTTTATCGTATGATAACATCGACTCTTGGGAAGAAATTATTAAAACATGAACACCAAAGATCAAGTTAGTGAATGGGATAAAGTTCTAGACGAATATGAGAATCAATTAGGTTTGGGTACCTATGTACCAAATCAATTTGATGAATCAGAATTAAATAAATATTTGTATATGTCTAGAGATGAGCTTGAAAAGTTAACACCAGAAGATTGTTCCATAATCGCATATAGACTTGGACAGTTTTCTTTTCATGTACAAAGATCTATTAATAGAGAAATAGCTAGATATAATTGGTCAGAAGAAAATATTAAAGAAGCTATAGCTGATGATATCAATAATTATAAAGGCTATGGATACATAGAAAAATCTAGTCAGGCTATAAAGCACAATGATAAAGCAAATGCTCTTAATAAGATCAAAAAATATGCCAAACAAAGAAGTGACAGATTACAATATATAGCAAATAGTATTAAAAATCTATCTGATATTCTCTTATCCATTTTAAAAACAAAGGTAAAACATGGATCTATCTCCTAAACAAATTCAACAGATGATCGATATGTTACAACTAATGTTGGACAATCAGTCGTCAGAAACTAATACTGAAGTAGAGGACGAACCCACCCCTACAAAAACTAAAAAGAGCAATTTCTATAATAAATTCTCTGATATGCCAGAAAAAAATATGCATAAAGAGGACGTAGAAATAGATCAAAGATTACAACAAAAACCGCCTATGCCAAGAACCAGAAAAACAAATTTGGTTTCTGTAAAATGCAGGGTTTGTGGTAAACAAGATAAGGTTAGTCCATCGTTGGTTATATCAACAGATAG